TCAAAGAGAGAAGATGGATATTGCCAATTCCATCATCAATACGGTTAAGGGGATTATCCCCTGTGTGGGTTCGACTCCCATCTCGTGCAAAGTGAAAGGCTTTGCCACCTCTTCCCTCTAGTAAGTAAAGCAATGTATAACATCGAACAATGAATAAAAAACAAAAATAGGCCTTCTTCTATGCCAGACTTAAATGAATTGCTACAACAACTCGAACCCTACATTGTAGTTCGAGCCCAAAAGTCCAGTATTGCTGGTATGGACTGGGAAGACATTGCCCAGGAGCTTCGGATTGAGGTCTGGAAAAAATACGACAAAATAATCAACGGTAAATCAAAGCCCACCACATTTACTTTTAAGTTGTTTCGCAACAAGGAGATCTCACTTTGGCGCAGATCAAAACCAAAAATGGATTCAATCGAATGTTTGCTCACAGAGCCAGGAGAGTGCAGATTTGATTTGGACGTTCTAGAGTCAATTTGTAAATATGAGGATGAAAGGGCGTGTAACTAGAATATGGCAACAATCAAACAAAAAAGAACGGTAGCAATACTCCTAGAAAACCCCAGAAAATCAGTCTCAAGCGCGATGAGGGAGGCTGGTTATTCTTCGGAAACGGCGAAAGTTCCGAGTGATCTTACTAACTCCGCTGGCTGGGCTGAATTGATGGACAAGTTCTTGCCAGACGAGGAACTCATCAGAGTTCACACTGAAGGACTGAGAGCGACCAAAAAACAGTATAACGGCAAGGAGACCGTAGAAGATCCCGACTATGCGATACGCGAGAGGTATCTTGAGCTCGGCTACAAGGTTAAAAAGAAAATCAACAACAATCTTGAGCTTACCGGCAAAGACGGCAAGGATTTGAAGTTTGAGGTTGTATATACCAATGAGAATAATTCTACATCCGAAACAAAGTGAAATTGCTCAATCCAAAGCGAGATTCAAAGTTGTTCGTTGCGGACGCAGATTCGGAAAAACTTATTTAGCTGTCACAATGCTGATTGCAAATGCAATGGAAACACCGGGAAAGTATTGGTTTATCGCTCCGTACTATGGTCAGGCTAAAGACATTGCTTGGCAGATGTTGAGTAAGTTCATACCGGAGGGAGTAATCGCTTCAAAAAACGAAACGGAGCTTTCGGTCGAACTTCGCAATGGATCGTCAATAGTTTTGAAGGGGGCTGACAACCCCGACCGATTAAAGGGTGTTGGGCTAAATGGCTGTATCCTTGACGAGTATGCGTTTATCAAACCGTTCGTCTGGGAAGAAGTGATCAGGCCGATGCTTTTTGACACTCAAGGCTGGGCGATGTTTATCTCTACTCCGCAAGGGTATAACCATTTCTACAGATTATGGGAGAGCACGTCCGGTAAGGCTGATTGGGAGAGATTCTACGCCACAACTTACGATAATCCTCACATCACCAAAGAAGAAATTGACGAGGCTAAAGCCTCGATGAGCGAAGAGAGATTTGCGCAAGAAATTATGGCCGACTTCGCTCAGTTTGAAGGGCAAATCTACAAGGACTTCCGCAGAGAGAGAAATGTAGTTAAATCCTTCGAAATACCGGCGAACTGGAACAGATACCGCACAATCGATCTGGGAGTGAATGATCCAACCGCTTGTCTTTGGATCGCTCAAGACGCTGATAAGAATGTCTATATCTACCGAGAATATTACGAGAGCAACCGAGCAACCGAAGATCACGCTGAGGATATATGTTTTATGAGTTCAAAAGAAATTTATCGCGGGACGATTTTTGACCATCACGGCCTAGGAAAGCAGTTGATCATCGATTATAACCGTCTGGGACTTAAAGGAACTGAACACAAAGAACATCGCATTATCTCTGGAATTACGAGAATACAGGAACTATTAAGATTAAATTCTGCTGGTAAGCCGCAACTGTTTGTTTTTGAAAATTGCCTCAACACAATATTTGAATTTGAGAACTACCAGTGGGATTTGAAGCGACAAAACAGAGAGTTAAATTCTGGTGAAAAACCACTCGACTATGCTAATCATTGTTTGGACGCATTAAAAAACTGGGCAATGACTTACTACTACACTAAAACCCCGACAGATTCAGAGATTAAAGAGCGTCGAGAACGCCGAGAGACGAGAAAGGCTAATATATATAAAGTCAGTAGTCTCACCGGATATTAAAAGCGTGTAACTAGATAACAGCATTAACCAACAGGCCAGTTGGGAATTAAGTGAAGAATGATCTTGAGATCAAAGAACCAGAACTAACCTACAATCCTTCAAAAGCAGACAAAAAAGTCCTTGATTATGTTCGAGACCGAATTTATGATATGAATTTGACTCGACAAAATCATAATCTCGAAACCGATTGGGACAAATGGACTAAACAGTGCGAACCAAGCGAAGCGGAGAGAGGGACTGACCTACACATCAAGAACCCGTCAAAAATAAAGAAGTCTCTCACTCGTGAGGCTGTTTTTGGCATTTTGGCGATGACGGTGTCTAGGAACAACGAAGTTCAGCTCATTATGCAGTCTGAGAACGACAATAAGTTGGCTCCAGTATTTCAGAAACTATCTGACCATCTCTCTTATGTTTCGAAAGAAACTGTAATCAAACTTAAAAACTATCTTACAACTATTATGTTGGGCACTGGTGTCAGAAAGAGAATATATCGCTGCGACACCAGAAAGATTAAAGAGATCATCAGTTATGATCCCGAAACAGAGAATATTGAATACAAGGAAACCACAGTCAAGGACTATGATGACGCTGATTTAATTGATGTTGATCCCCGAATGTTCTACTGGGACGAGAGAGCAACTTCACACGATGATATGCGCTACTGTGCCGAGCGCAAGATTGTCCCTTATTCCTCGTTTTTAGCTGAATATCCAATTGAAAAATATCCTAATTCTAAATACGTCCAGGCGGGAAGTTGGATTTGGGGAACACAAGATGAGAAGCGCCAAGAGCCGATCTTTACCAATATTGGTCAGAATGATGTCGAGGTTTGGGAATTTTGGCATAAGGTCAAGGATATGAGAGTTCTGATCGCCAATGGAGTTTTACTTCAAAATATTCCAATCCCCTATCGCCATAAGCAATTGCCCTACACAATCTCGGTCTTCCAGACGAGGGATGCTAAGCGTCTTGATGGTATTGGTATTCCTGAATTAGTTGAACACGATCAAGCGCTCTTGGATACACTCCTTAACCTCACCGTGGACTGGATGAAGTTAATGCTCAATAAACCGATTTTAGAGTCATCCGGTGACGAAATGGAGGGCGAGGGCGATGTGATCGAATTAGAAGCTGGTAAGAGAATCACCGTCTCCGATGTCAATAATTTTAAGTTCTTCGATATCCCTAATATTGATCAGTCGATCTTTGAAGGAATCGACAAAGTCGAACAGAACGCCAAAAAGAAAGTCGGTGTTGATGATCCGATGTTCGGAGTCAAGACTGGCGGCACAGCAACTGAAAACGCTATCGCCGCTCAAGCAACTAAGCAAAAAATTGATCTCTTTTTCAAGCTCCTCGAAGAGGATGTTGATGTTCGTGATGAGTGGTTGAAGTTAAATATCATCCAGCAGTTCTACTCACAACCAGAAAAAATGAATCCGATTTTAGGTGAGGATGGTAAACAGATGATGGATGAGAACAATCAGCCGATGATGGAGCCGCAATACCGTTCTCTGCCGATTGGACTCAAGCAAGGTGAGAATGAGTTTGGCGAGACAGAATTTAGCGAGAAAATGGGCGCTTACTTTACCCTCTCGCCCGAAGCTCTTGGCGTGAAAGATGATAAATTTGCTCAATTCACTGTCCGAGTGGCTTCACGCTCAACACTGCCAATCTCTAAGGAACTCCGACAGCAAAAATGGAATGAATTTTTGAAAACGATTAACTCGATACCAGAGTTTGTCCAATTAGCCGACTGGAAAAAACTGTGGCAAAAGACGGGAGAAATAAACGAGTTTGATGCTGAAGAGTTTAGCGCCGAACCTATTGAGGACAACTTAACAAAACTGGCAGAAGAAGAAAACTCAAGAATGATGAATGGCGAGAATATCCCAGCAACTCAGGGATCCAATGAACAGCACACCGCTATCCATATAGCTTTGGCTGACTCAACTGACTTTGACCAACTCTCCCCAGAAATACAGCAAGTCATAGTCAAACACGCTCAAGGAGAAGTGGCTGAACAGCGAATGAATGAGGGTCAGCAGACACTTCAAGCCGCACAAAATATGAATATGCAGAAAAATATGGACAACGAAAAATTTAATCAGCAGATGGCGCTTAAAGGTGCGCCACAGGCAACCCCGTCAGTAGCACAGACTGCCTCGGCCGGTGTGCCTGTAAATATTGGTAAAGGAGTTTAATGTTTCAGGCCACAACAGGCAATTTGATCCTAAAACCAACCGAAAAAGAAATTAAGACCGAATCAGGGCTGTTCATCGCTAGTGATTCAGCCGAAATCTCTCGTTCGATCCGAGGCGAGGTAATTGCGACCGGCGGCAAGAAGGTTCTAGGAAATCAAATTGTAAATATGGAAGCAAAAGTTGGTGACACCGTGCTTTTTGACACATATAAATCATCAGAACTTACTTTTGAGGGGAAAGTTTATTACAAGATCGAAGAAGATAAAATCTTCGGGATCATACTAAAAGCGTGTAACTAATATGAGCTACTCAAAAAGACAACTTGAGGATTTGGAATCGCTCCAAAGTCACAGGGGTTATGCCGTTTTATTACTAGAGCGGGAGAGAGTAGCGAAGCAGACATTAGTCAAGAATTCGCAGGCTAAAAATCGTGACCTTGTCTCTAAGGAGACAATCATTCACGAATCTGCAATCGAACAAATAAGAGAGAACAACGGTTTTTTGGCTGGAATAGACTCGATGATTAAGTTGGTCGAGACAGCCAGAGAAAAAAGATTAAAACAATAGGATGTTTGGAGTTTCGGTTGATTTCGGGCCTGTTTTCAACCGAAGCACTGAACATCTTAAAAGGCTCCTTGACAATTAAATAAAGTTAAAAAACAATCTTTGACCGCAAAATTTAGTATTTATGCCTAACTCCACAAGGACTGGCAGTAAAGGATTCAAATGGACAAAACCACTCCAACTTCTCCCGTCTCAGGCACAGGAGAATCGAGCGCAACCGGCGACAACGGTGAACTTGAGAACGATACTCAAGGTCAAAACGAAGGCGATGACGATCAAACGGATGTCTCGGACTACTTAGGCTCAGAGGACGATAACACATCTAAAATAGAGGAAGACGGTAGCTTCAAAAAGCGCTACGCTGATTCTTCGAGAGAAGCCCAACGCCTTGCAAAAGAAGTCGAGGCAAAACAGAAAGAAATTGACGATTGGGTTCAGTTTGTCGAGTCTGACCCAGAGCTTGCAGAAGCCGTCAAAAATAAAACCGGCAAACCGTTTGGTAAGGAAGTAGAGAAGTTGACCCAGCTTGAAACACGGCTGGCTAACATCGAAAAAAAAGAACGAGAATTGACGATCAAATCATTTGAATCTGACAAAAAAGCTCTTGGTTTCGTCTTTAATCATGATGTTAGAAGGCAAATTGGTGAGATCGCAAAAAACTTGGAAAGCGTAGATGTCCCATACGAGGAAGCCCTTGAAATTGCCTATATCCGTCTAAACAAAACCGGAATAGTCAAACAAGCGACTGAATCTGGTAAAAAACAAGCATTTGCTCAATCCAAAGTCAACTCTGAAGCTACCTACACTACTTCAAACAGTGCCCAAAATGGAACGCAATCCTTTAATCTCTCCAAAGAAGAACAGGAATATATTAAAAATATGCCTGGTACTCCCGAAGAGAAGAAAAGGTTTATCGAATTTCACAAAAGTAAACAAATTTAATAGAAAGTGACTACTATGAGCGTATATGGATTTAAAGTTCACAAGCTCAATGGATTTACCGAAAGCATCGAAAAAGTCGTCAAAAGCGGCTCAACCATCACCAAGGGCGATCCAATTTCCCTTGAGGATGACACTGCTATTGTCACCACGGCTGCTTTGCCAATTCTTGGAACATACCAAGGCGTTGACACTGTTGTTGGTGACGGGGCAGAGAAAATTTCAATCCTTTGCGGTTCTGATATTGAGTATATCGTTGATAATGACAACGATACCAACACATTTGCTGGCGCAGGTTATGGCGCAGGCAAAGCATACAACATTACAGGCACGACTGGCGCTGTATTGGTCGATACAAGTTCCGCCTCCGCAACGACTGCCGCTTTGAATCTGGTCTGCGTTAATGAAGCACCAGACACCTCAGATACTTCTCGCGGTGTTTTCAAAGTTAATAAGGCCAACTCACAGTATTAAACTGTAGAAAGTGAACAAAATGCCTTCAGGAATAATGACACGAGCCCAGTTCACCGATTTAGACGATTCGAATTTCCGAAAAATCTACTCCGATGAATATGGTAAATACAAAACATATTACGAGAAAGTCTTTCAGTTGAAAGACTCCGACCGTAATGAAGAAAAATACTCTGGTGTGGCTGGTCACGGGTTAATGCAACCAATCGAGGAGAACGGCACAGCCGATGTTGATTCACGCATTCCCGAATTTGACATCACCTTGGTCAACCAGTCTTACTCTCTCTCAGCTCAAATTTCTTACGAGAGATTTAAGGACGACAGATTTGGTGAAATTAGAAAAGAAGCCTCAATCTTGGGTGAATCAGCTAAAAAGACACCTGATGTCTATGCCGCTGACGCTCTCAAGCGTGGTTTCTTGACAACTGATCGTTTTGGCAACTCACAACTTGCGGCTGATGGAGTTCGATTCTTCTCGACTCAGCATCTAAAATCAACGGTTGACTCAACTGTCAAATCCAATGCTTCGGCGACTGGTTTAACACTGACAGAGGACAACCTTGAAACTGCTCTTGTTGCAGTTCGTGAGCAATTAAACGAACAGGGACAGATTGCTAACTGTGAAGCCAAAATTCTAGTGGTTCCACCAAAGCTTCGCAAACCGGCAACGATCATTACTGAATCTGATAAACGACCAGATACGGCTGACAACGATATTAACATCTACAAAGGTGGTTCGTTGACTGTTATCGAGTGGCCAGAGCTTGGTGCCGCCGCTGGTGGTTCAGACACAGCTTGGTTCTTGATCGATCCGGAAAAAGCCAAACTGATCTTTCAGTGGAGAGAACAGCCCAATGTCTTTGACGTCGAGTTTAAGAGAAACCCTTACCGCTATGTTTATGACTGTTTTGCTCGTTGGAGCTACGGTATGCAAAACTTCCGCGGTGTGTGGGGTTCAAAGGGCGATGGTCAAGTTTACAGTTCTTAATAATTAAAGGCTTGGGGCGTGCCTTAACAAACGCCCCCTCTTACTTGAGACTTTTCCGAGTCAATATAGGTATAGAGAACAGGCCAGAAGGAAAAAATGAATCTGGATAATAAAAAGTATACTGCCCTCAAAGGCGTATATGTAAAAGGCACTGGTAATACAGGAGAAGGAAGCGGTGCGATAAGACTGCCGAACCTGACTGACGCGCCTATCTCAACCGCAACAGAATATGGACTTTATGTCAAGAACGGTTCGCTAGTCTTTTATAATGCTGGTTCCGAAACAACCGTAGGATCGTCTGGTGGCGGAGTTGCCTCACTCGATTCACTCTACGACCTTGATAAAGCCTTAACGCTTGATGACGCTTCGTTGACTTTTGCAGGGACGCACGCAACCAATGATGTTATTACCATCACCAATGCCACTGGTACAGGTGATTGTTTGCAAATTACCAACTCTGGGACAGGTAAAGATATCCAAGGCACGGCAGGTTGGGACATTACCAAAGCCGGTGTGGTTAGTGCTACTGGTCTCACAATGGGTGATGACAAACCAATTACCCTTGGTGCTACTTCTGATGCTACGATCCAATGGGTAAACGCTTCATCATTTACTGATTTTCACGGTGCGGTCAACTTCGATGGTGCGATAACCGGTGAATCTACTGTCACAGCCGTTTTGGCTGGGGTAGCTACTGGTACAGCTGTTGTTACCTTAACCGCCGGTGATTTAGTTTTGTCTGATGGTGTAGCTTCGATTACGCAGTCCGGTGACGCTTCAGCTTTGACAATCGTTGCTGATTCGCAAGTTGCGACTAACGTTGTCGACATTAACGCTGACGGTCTAACAACCGGCTCGATTCTTCATCTTGATACGACTGCGGCTGGTTTTACTGGTAAGTTCGTTGATTGTTACAACGGTGCGGCAACTGTAATGAGTGTCGGTCTCGATGGTGCAACCACAATCGCTACCACGGCTAACTCAACTGTCGGTCTCAAAGTTACTGGTATTCAGACTGCTGAAGATTTGGTTGAGCTTACTTCATCTGGCGTTACGGCAACTGGACAGGGTGTTCTTTTGATCAATTCTTCTGGCGCTTCGGCTGACGGATCGGCTCAAATCAGAATCGCCCCCTCTGGTTCGCCTGTAGAAGGTTCGGCTGGTATTAAATTTGTTGGTGCTTCAAAAGTAATGCAAGCTCTTAACCTTGACGGTGACTCGGTTGATAACTCAGTTGCCAAGATTAACGGTGGTGGTGCTTTAGCCGCGAACAAGGCGGTTCTTGAGGTTCTGGCTGACGGAACACCGGCGGCTAACACAGCTTCTGCTGTAAGAGTTGATGTGACCGGGATTACGGCAACCAATAATCCTTACGCGGTGAGAGTTTTGGCTAACGGTAAGGATGCTGGCGGTCTGTATATTGATTCTGACTCAGCAACTCTTTCGGCTGTCGCTATTAACTGCGGTGGCGCAATTGCAACTGGAAAAGCTGCTTTTGCTTTAACAGCTGACGGCACGCCTGCAGCGGCTGATTCATACCTTGCTTTGTTTGACTATACCGCAATGACATCTACCAACAATCCAGTAGCGGTAAAGATTGCTTCCAAAGGCACGGCTCAAGCACTTGAGGTTACTTCAACTGGTGCTGGCGCTGATAATAAAGGGGTTCTCTCAATCACGACTTCGGGTGCAACGGCGGCCGGTGGTTCGGTTCTCCGAGTTACTGGCACGGGAACACCCGCAGCGGCAACTTCTTACTTGGTTGATTTCGATTATTCTGGCGCCACGATGACGAATAACCCGATTGGAGTTTACGTCAACAACGGCGGCTCAACTGCTGAAGCATTGAGTGTTGTCTCGACCGCTGCTACCAACACTGGTGCGGTGACGATTACCAACAATGCTTTAACGACCGGTACTGGTTTGCTCGTTACCTCTTCAGGCACTGTCGTTACAACCGGCGAGATGATTTCAGTTGTTGCTAACTCAGCCACAACTTCAACCGGTTTGGTGAGAGTATCTGGTACGGCGCTAACTGACGGTTTTGCAATGGAACTGACTGGTGGCGGTGCAAATGCGACTGCTTCTGGTGGTGTTCTTAACTTAGCCGCTGGTGCGGCGACTGACGGTTCAGCGCTAAAAATAACAACTTCTGGTGTTTACGCTGGCACAGTTGGGGTTGTCGATATTAACGCCGCTTCGGCGACTACTGGCACGATCGTTGATATTGGCGCAGCCGGTCTGACTGAAGGTACTGGTCTAAAGATCAACGCCGTTGAAGCTACTTTGACCACTGGTAAATATCTTGACTGTTACGATGGTGCCGCTTCTGACTTCTCGGTGGAGAAATACGGTGCAACGGTCATTGCTGGTAACGCTTCTGGAACAGCCGCCCTTACCCTTACTGCTGGTGATGCGACTTTGACTTCAGGCAATGTCAATCTGACCAACGGTTATATCAAGGCTGGCGCACAGGCTATTTCAAACGCTAATACTGCCATTGACGTGACCCACACCCTAACAACGATTGCCAACAACGCCGCTTCCACTCATGCACTGGCTGATGGTGTTGCTGGGCAAATTAAGATTATTACTTGTATCACTTACACCGGTGACGCTGTCATTTCCCCGGCCAACTTCCATAACGGTACGACAATTACCCTAAATGCTGTCGGAGATAGCGCAACGCTTATTTTCGCGGGTACAAAATGGGCGGTGATAGGAACAGGTGGCACAACTGCAATAGCTTAATAATTAAATAAGGAGATCCAGATGGAAAAGGAGAATCAATACTCTCTGACCGAGAATGAGGCGAACACGCTCATTCAAGTGTTAGACAGAGTTCAGTCTTCCAGCTATCAGGCTCGCAAAGCCATCAATGAATTGATGGAAAAGTTAGCGGAACCTCTTGGCGGATTGACATTTGAACCTGCCAAACAGGAAGTCAAAAAGAAGAAATAGTAGACTGTCAAACCCCGGTCATCGCTGTTGGCCGGGGCGGGCAGAAAAATTATTTAAGAAAGGAAAATTATGGGCGAAATGCGCATCCTGTCGCCTCAGGTCTATGAAAGACTGGCTAAAGAAGCCAGAGAAAAAGGCGAAAAAGAGGTAGAAGTTCCCGTAGTTGAATCCACCTCGCTAAAATGCACTGAATGTGCGTTTGTAGCTAAAAGTTCCTTTGGTCTAACCAGTCATATGAGAAAACATAAGGAGTAAAATGTCAAGCACAATTACTAATGACCCAAATGGTCAATCACAGGTTAAAAATAGGTATGAGAGTATCGAGTTTACTCTTAACACAGGCATAACTGATTATGATCTTGATTCGCAACAGGCGACTTTCAAATCTGTCATTGCCGAGCCGATGTATTGCCGGATTTACACTTCACAAAACATTTCAATTAAGTTCGATGCTACAACCAATCACACAATTTCTCTTAATTCAGGCACAACAACTGACTTTGACCGACAGATTTTTAAGAATATCTATTTATCAAACTCTTCAGGAGCAAATTCAACAGTGAGAATTTATGTCAAATGATGAAATTAAAAATTTAGAATCCAAGAAACTTGAACTTCAGGGCAAGGTTGATCAACTTATTACCGAGTTTAACTATCGGACAACTCAAGCAACAAAACAGATTGAGAAACTTTTAGAGTTCGACCTTAAAATTGCTCAAAAAGAAAAGCAACTTTCAGATGACAAAGACCGACTGATTGCCGAACGAAAAGCGCTTGAAATCGCGACCGAGAAATATGTGAGGGCAGAAAATAGACTAGCTGATACGAAAAAGAATTTAGGCGACGAAAACTCGAAGCTGGATCTTCGTTCCAAAGAACTTGATCGAAGTAGTGCTGATTTAAATGAAGAACTCCTAAAACTACAGCGAGAGCAAGAAAGTGTCGCAAAATCGATTCTGGAGGCAAATAAGCGTGATAACGCCCTAACCGAGCGGGAAAAAAGTCTTAATTCTAAAGAGCAATCTCTTGATGACCGCGCTGGCACACTCGATCAGGCTGAGAAAACACTAAAGGACAAAACCTCTTCGCACGAATTGGAAATCTATAAACTTGAATCAGAGAAGATAAAATTTAACGATCAAGTTAAGCTCGAAGACAACCGCCGTTCAGCTCTAATTGAAGCAGAGGACAAATTGCGAAAAGACAAGGATGATCTCGAAAAAAAATCAGTCGAACTTGTAAAGAAACGGACGGAATATGCTCTTGAGTTAGATGAACAAAAAAACCGAGAAGAAAAGCTGACCAAGCAGTCGCTAGTCAATTCTGACAAGGAAAATGAGCTTGAAACATTTAGAAAAACCTTGAATGAGCGAGAACTTGATTTGGATGTCCGTGAAGCGGAACTGCTTGACAAAACCAAGAAACTAAAGGTAAAAGAGCTGACTTTGAACGCCAGAGAGGACTAAATGGCTACAGCCGAGAAGGTAAAGATTGTTGATACAACCGGGAATAAGGTTGTGACCATTGAGACTAAAGGCTCATCGAATGTCTTAGCCGTTGAGATTGTTGACTCAGATGGAAATTTAATTGACAGCTTTAATTCGAGTAATTATTCCACTATAACAACAGACGACGCTGACGGAAATATCGAATATGTCGGCTGGGCACTACCGGAAAACCAAAACAACACTGGATCAGCTGTTTGGCGCATAGCCAAGCTAACATATACGTCTTCGGGAAATCCCATAATTAAATTTGCTGACGGAATGGATTCATTTACTAAAACTTGGGACTCAAAAGGAGATTATGTCTATTAAATTAAATTTAATTCTGGAAAATTCTCGTCTACGAGTTCGCAATCGAGAGCTTTTAGACACAAATAATTTAACTTATTTAACAGAGCCAGCTTCGGCGGCTTCAGGAACTTTGACTGTAGAGAACATCTCTGGTGGTGCTGTTTCTGGTTACATCATTCTTGGTGAAATCGGATCAGAAAAGACCGAGATTGTTCAAGTTCACGCTGCAACTGCCCCAGCTGGTACTACAATAACCCTAGCGGCTAATACCGTTTTTGCTCATCCCTCAGATAGTCCAGTTTATTTTGTCTCTTACAATCAAATTGAATTCTCCAGAGCAACATCGTCTGGCGGAGTAAAGGCGGTTTTAGCGACGGTTGCTGTTACCCCAGATCAGGAGTTTACAGGGTACGCCGATACTAATACTACCGGCTATGCTTACGCTCGGGCAAAAAACTCAACAACAACAACTTATTCGGATTATTCTGATGAACAGGTTTATTCATCATTAACTTTCAATTCTATCGGGGTGATTATTGACGCAGTTTTTAATCGAGCCAATGAGGAAACGGAAGCAAAAATCACTCGCAAAGAGGTCTTAACTGATTATATCTGGGGCTTTATCAATAAAGTTTCTGAACTTCGGACTAAATGGAAACACGAGGAATCAGATCAGGATAACTCAAACACAACTTCGCTTGGAGGTGAGACTTTTTCTCTACCGAGCGATATTAAAACATCTGACCAAAAATCTATTCAATGCCTCTCGATTGAGGGCTATGAGCCTCTAAAATACATCTCGATCACGGACTGGCGCAAAAAGATCGCAGGATTAGCTCGTTCAACCCTAGATGGAGCTGTTTTGATTGGGGCGACTGAAGTTGATCTGATGGACGCTTCTAATTTTGCCGAGGCTGGGACTGGTTACATTTCGGGAGACACTTTCACTTGGACTGGCAAGACCGATAATCAACTAACAGGGGTCTCGGGAATTTTAGCTCACGATGACGGTTCAGTCGTCTATCAATCTGATGCTTGCGGACTACCGGAATACTATACGATCCAAAATGAAACCGGGCGACTTTTTGCCGCTCCAGATGACGACTATGACGGCATTCCTCTCGTAATTGATTATTACAAAGAAACCACCAGACCAGACTCAGAAAATGACACTTTACCAGTGAAATTCGTTGAGGCTTGCAAAGACTATTGTTCAATGAGGGTGGCTGAAAAAAAAGAAGATTGGCAAGCAGTTGACAGGTTTGAGAAAAAATCTACCGCTGGAATTATCCAAGTGATTAGAAACGAACGAATCGGCGATCAAAAATACCTAACCTCAAAGGAATAAAATGGCTAGATATGTCCAACCGTCTTACACTTCGGGAGTCCAGCTCAAAACGAATAAATTTATCGTTCGCCCAGATGAACTTATCTTAGCTAAAAATGTCTATAATGATATTTTAGGTTCGTGGAAAACCCGCCTAGGGTCAACTAAAGCCGGAGGGACGCTTCAAAGTGGTAAAGACATTACCGGTCTTTTTGGCGACCGAACAACCGGAGGCAAACATCTAGCAGTTGTTAATAATTCCGGAGACACAAACTCAATTCTAAAGTGGAATAACTCTGGAACTTGGACTGCAGTTTCTGGTGCCACCTCGCTTCCGGCTGATTGTAATGTCAATTTTGCCTCATTTCTTGATCAAACCTATATTTTTGGAAAAAACGATTCTAATACTTTTATGACGACCGCTTCTCTTTCGGGCACGACCTACTCGCAAGAGTCGTCATTCCCTAAAGCGGCTTATGGCGGGGTATTTTTTGACCAACTCTATTTAGCTGATTGTGAAGTTGATGGGGTGAGATATGCCAATCGAATTTATTATGGATCGATTCCAACTTACTCAAGCGGTTGGAGTTTCAGCTTTACTCCGTCAACGGATTACTTACAAATTGATACCGATGATGGCGATTATCTAACTGGTGTCCAAAAAAGTTATGGTCAATTTCTGGCTTTCAAAAATTACTCAATCCACTCAATCGATCTAAATCAAAATGTTATTCAGGTTGATGGCACTGGTTGCACTTCGCCTCGCTCGATAGTGTCTGATGACGACAAAAATGTTTACTTTTTCCACTACTCGAACAAGAAAAAGGGCGTTTATTGCTGGGACGGGACAGGGGCAAAAAAGAAATCACGGGCGATTGATCCAATCATTGATGGCTGTTCTGGCTCTGGTGTAATCGGTGGAATCAACAATGATCATATTTATATGTATATCGGAGATGTCACGCTAAATAGTGATGTAGCAGAATACTTTGGTCTTGAATCAATGAGCAATGTTTTACTTGACTATTCGATTCTTGATGACTTATGGACTATTCATACCTTGCCTGTCGATATTACCGTGATGGCACATTACAACAACGTTCTCTATTTTGGTGACAATACAGGAATTGTTTACCAGTGGAATTTGGGAACTTCGGATAATAACTCAAATATCGAGTCAATAATTGTTACTCATAACTTTTTCGGTCAATTCCCGGCCGAATACAATAAACGCAAGACTTTTCAGAATTTGATCGTAAATATGCACAGAACTGGTCGAGCGGAGGCTTTTTACTCGATTGATAATGGGGACTGGAAACCACTCGGACAGTTAAAGGATAAGGTCAACGATTTCTCGATCAACGGCAAGGGTTATGGAATAAAAGTTAAAATTGCCTCTAACTACGGCACTTTCATTTTTGAGGGGTTAGAGATCGAATATTCAGTCGAAAAAACATTGAGGAGTAAATAGATGTATACCGATGAGGGCTACACAACAAGTTTGGTCAGAGAACCAGTTTTAGATAGACGGTCGCTTTTGGCACGACCAGAGGTATTTGGGGTGATCAATTACCCACCGCAACAGACTCAGAATGAAGTCACGCTCATCATCCCGCCGAAATCCTTGAATATAGATAAACTGGTTATCAATAAGATCGGGATCAATGATTATATCTCATCAAATGTCTTCGTAGCCGGATCGAGTGGCTGGCGGATTCACGGTAACGGCGATGCCGAATTTAACAACGTAGTCGTCCGAGGCGATGTTACGGCTACTACCGGTCGGATCGGTGACTGGTCGATTACCACCGATGGGATTTATTACGATGGCACTGGGACACCTTACATTAAAACGGCCGCTACGGTCGAGGTGGGTTCCACTGGAGTCATCTTTGATAAAGATGGTATTCGCGGATATGATTCCGTTTTGGGCAACACATTTAATCTGCCTACGGATGGTTCTGCACCGACTTTTTCTTCTGGAATTATAAACTCAACAATTTTTGAGATAAATACTAATGCTGTCTTGAGAACGTCGGATACTGTTGGAGATGGAACGGTTAATTCTGCTGGGGTATTGATAAATAATACAGGCTTTTATGCCTGCGGAGTAAGCCAAACTCCAGCTACAGCGAATGTAAAAATTCTAGCTACGGGGTCGGCAACTTTCAGTGGTACAGTTACTGCAGTCGCGGGAGCTATTGGTGGATGGACTCTAGGCACAAATTCATTAACTACTGGCTCAGGTGCTACCACGGTTGGTTTGGATAATACTGTGACTGCGGGTGATGATGTCAGGATTTATGCAGGTTCGACAACTAAGACATCCGCTCCTTTCAGAGTAACTGAAGCCGGGGTTTTAACAGCAACCAACGCGACAATTACCGGAACAGTCAATGCGAATGCAGGAGCGTTTACGGGTTCACTTACCTTGGGGGATGGATCTTCATCCTCGGGTGTGCTTACATTATCAATTGCCGATACCAAAGGTGATTGCTACATAGGGGCTGGTAAAACCGATTTTACTAATGTTCAAACAGGCTTTATTTTGGGACTCGACGACTCAGATTCAAATAAAGCAAAGTTTTATATTGGAAGTTCAACTAAATACCTTAATTGGAATGGAAGTGATGTGTCTGTTGTTGGCGGAACGATTACTGGTGGGACAATTCAAACTGCATCAAGTGGACAAAGAGTTGTTCTAAATAGTGCTGGGGTTAGTTTCTACCCACCTTCCGGTTCCGATTCAATTGGGTATATTAACAATTCTTCTGATCCGAATTCTTCGATCTTTTCAGCACGTGTTTTTTCAAATCAGAGAGCTTTATCCATTTGGAATTTATCAACAAGCGCGGTATCCATGCCTTTAACTTGGATCATGAATGAAACGACAAATGCAGATTTTACTGGTGCGGAATTAGATATTGTTCGCCATATGACTTCGACTGACGATACTGCTAGGACTTCTTCTGGTTCACTCGCTCTATTAACTCGATGCGGAGTTGATCGAACCCCTCCTGTGACTGAATCTAAAACTGGAAGTTTGTCTTTGACGGCATATACTGGGGTCTTTGGATATCAATCTATTTCTGTAGTCAATTATAAAGTTCAAATAGATGGAGATGGTGGTCCAAACACATTCAAATGGTCTGATGACGGTGGATCAACATGGGATGCGACTGGGGTAGAAATTACCGAAGATGGTATTGAGCTGAATAATGGTGTGATGGTAGGGTTTGATAATCTCACTGGGGGTGTCATCGGGGATTATTACACCTTTACAATGAGACCCAATACTTCATCTGGATATGTTTTGGATCTCGCCAATTATGATACTACTGCTGTTGTTATGCGAATAACTAGCGCTGACGATGACCCAATGTTTCCAGGAAGGAGAATAGATATTGAAGGAAATAAAGGTAATTGGTATGCCTTCTCGAACGGGGGCATTGAAGGTAAAGAAATTAGGGCAAGTGGGGATCTTGGGGGATTGACGAGCAAAAATTGCCTGACTAATGTATCTGACTTGACCGCAAATTCAACTGGAGTCGGAACAATAAAATTTAAAGGTACAACTGCTAGAGATAGTTCAGGTTTTATAAAAATTTATATTGGAACAACAGCATATTATATTCCGGTATTTAGCGCGATAACCGGATAGCAGGCCAGAAAGACATATGTGCGTAAAATTATTTCATTATTGATACTGTTCACGATTGCTTTTTCCTTTTTCTCAGGATACGCAATTAGTTTTTTCAAATACCAAAAATATCAACCGCTTGAAGAAGCAATGCAAAATATTGCAAAACACGAATATACTGATGATTACCAATGTTTGCAGTTTTCCCAAGACTTACAAAAAGAATTAAAGAATAAAGGCATTCATTCAAGCATAATTATTGTTAAACAGCTCGATAATTTACACGCAGTTGTAGGAGTGTGGTTCGAACCACAAACTGGCGAATACGCAGACGAAACAGACTCTGTAAGAATTTACAAGTAAATTCTTGTATTTATTTTATTGTATTTTTTGAAAGGAATTAAAAAAACAGTTATCTTTCCGGAATTAGAAATCAGCTAAAAAGCGTGTAACTAAATAGAGATAAAACAGGCCGTTATCTTGGTCTGTTTTTTAAATATAGGAAGTAGGTCATACGGCAAACACTTTATACGAATATTATACAGGAAAAGGTCAATCGCTCCCCTCGGTTTCATCGAGGGCGCCACTTTACGAACAGATGGGTCTTGGCTCGGCTAGAAGTTATCGCGGAACGGCTGATCAAAATACACGACTTTTGCGTGCGCTAGAAGGTCGAGATACCCAACAACAGCGAGACGCTGAAGCAGCGGCGCAAAGGGCCAGAGACGAAGAAGCCGCCCGACAGCGACAAGCCGAAGCGAATCGACAGCGTGAGGTCGAAGCGGCAGCTGCGCAACAAAAACAGATCGCCAAAGATTTTGTCGATTCGCTTCTACCAGCTGATAAAAAAATCACCCCTTACAAGGACTTTGAGCTTGACGATCCAGAAAAATATGCTGAATGGGAAAAAGGCACAATTCAGTACGCAGAATCGGTTTATGGAAAGTATTTTGCCGATCAATTAAAAGAATATGTTGACTCGGCCAACACTGCAACAACTAGAATCAACGAAGATACACTATTTGCCACTCAAAATCTCCAAACCCAACTTCAAGATTATTTGAATAAATTGCAAACTGACCAACAACGGATTGAACAAGACTATACTCAAGCGCGCGATGATGAGGCTAGAAAACTAGGGATAGACCTTCAATCAATTGATATTGCAAAACAACAAGGAACTGAAGACAAGGATCGCCAATTAGCCGAACTTCAATTTGATTATGAGCGTACTGGTGGCAGAATATCCGAACAGCAGGCAAAAGATTTAGCCAAATTGACCGAAGAAAAATTTAGAACAACCGGTCGAATTGATGAGGATTCATCACGAATTCTCGGAGAATTAAACCAAGATTACAACCTTCAGTTGGGAAGAATGACCGAGGACAAAAGCAAGGAACTTTCTCAATTACTGGACGATTACAATACTTCTGGTGGAATGCTGACAGCAGATAAACAACAACGCTTAGATCAACTAACTCAAGATTACCAATTGACAACCAGTCGAACCTCAGAAGATCGGGACAGGGTTTTGGGTGAATTTCAGACAGAATACCAAAAACAAACCAGTCGCCTTACTGAAGACAAATCAAGAAACCTTTCTGAGCTCTTGGATGATTACAGCCGGACGAATGGTCGCCTAACTTCCGACAAACAACAACGGCTTGATGAACTTTTGACTGATTATCAAACTTCAACTGGAAGAGTTAATGAAAATAAAAATACTATCTTATCCGAATTATCCTCAGATTACGCCAAACAAAAAAGTCGTTTAATCGAAGACCAGGGACTGGCCGAGGATGACGCCAAACGCATCTATGGCGAACAATTAGTCAACAAGACCGAGGAGATGAAAAAAAGAGGTTTAACTTTTTCCGGTAATCGGATTAAAGAGGAAGCCAAAATTACTGATGCTGAGAAAAGACAACTTGAAGATATTGCCAGAACTACAGGCAGGAACCTCTCCGATCTGGAAACAGATTATTCTCGCCAAAAAAGTCGCACAGAAACATCGACTGGACGTACTTTATCCGATCTGGCAACCAATTATAATCGTGATTTTAAAAATACAAATACTGGTTATGATCGGCAACTGGAAGACTTGGCTTTAGAGAATTCAAGGCAAGTGGCAGAGATTGAGAGGATTACAGGAAGGTCGTTGCAAGACCTTCAAGACCAATATAGTCAAAATACCGGTGATGTAATTCGTCAAGCTAGTCGGATTTTACAAGACGCCGAAACTCAATATGGTCGGGGAACACAAGAAGCCCAAACTGCTTTTATTAGAGGAATGCAGTATTTGACGACTAATTACGAAAGAAATACGGGAAATGTAAATACGGATTATATGAGAAACACACAAGATATGGAAACGCAATTAGATCGTCAAGCCGGACAAGTTCAAAGAGAGACCGGGCGTCAAATTGAGGACATCAACAAAAATTATATGTATAGCACACAATCTGTTGAAGACCAAGCTAGAAAAAATCTTGAGGATTTGAAAACCGACTACACTCGTTCATCTGAAGGAACCCAACGAAGTTATCAGCGAAATCTGGCTGATTTAACTAGACAGGGACAACTCCGAACTGAAGAGTCTCAAAATACTCAACAACAACTAGAACAGGCTAGAAATAGAAATACCGAGGATATTCAAACCGGAGTCGCTCAGACGACAAGGGATACAAATACAAACATTGCTCGTCAAAATACTCTGTCTCAGAGAGGAATTTTTGATATTAACGACCAGCTAAGAAAACAACAAATTCAAAATGAACTGGATAAACAGGCTCAGATTGAGACCGGATATTACGGCGTCGGTCAACAGTATGGTAGAGCATTAAATAACTACACCAGACAAGCACAGAACTACTATTCTGCGCAAGGTGTCGGTGGATATTATAGTTAGGAGATAAATGTCTGTTTTAGATGATTATAAACGAAAACTAGATGAAATAGGCGGAAAATTAACACAAGCGACCGATCTTGTTTCTCAATATCAAGGTGCCGCTTATCAAATACCTGAAATGATTAAAAAACGAGTTGGCGAAATTTACAATAATAACGCCGATTTGATTAAGCAGGAAAATGTTGCTCAAGAGCAACTAACTACCACCCCAACTGGCTATGCCGCTGAAATGCAATCAGGACGATTTGCCGGTAATCCGATCCTTGCCGGTCAAGCGGCGGCTCAAAGAGAGGCGTCAATAGAAAAACGACTTCAGGATTTGCGCGGGATGAGAAAAGAACGCGAAGGAACAATGGCTGATATTATCTCCGCCTCGACTAATGCTTTTGGTGCGCAAACAGCAGCAGTTCAGGGTGTAGCCGATCGATATAAGAATGAGTATGACTTAACAAATCAAAGCTACAATAGAGCTTATCAAGAGGAGCAAGACCGCCTAGCGGCTGAACGACAGGCGAGACAAGAAGCCGAGGACAGGCGGAGATACGAAGAGCAGAAAGTTCTGGAAGAGCGCAAATTTCAAGAATCTGTCCGACAGTTTAATGCTACTCCACACGGAAGCAATGGTGGGAGCGGTTCCTCAATGCAAAAACTGCTTGATAGCTTGAACAAAGACATTTCAACGGCAATCAATAACTCTGGTAAATATGTAGCGCTTGAGAGTAATAATTTTTTACCATCTAGTAATAGGGAGAGTTTAATCAAATCGTTATCACAAAAATACTCAGGAAAAGTTGACAGCAAAGTAATTGCTGATCTCGTCTATTCAAACATTAGAGGGTATGGCGAGGCTGAATACACTGGTCTTCCGGACGATTGGAGACTTTAATGCTCTTAGACTGGGAAACATATAACAGAATCAAGAATCAACCCTCCGCTTCTAAAAGCGGTTATTTGGATTGGGACACATATCGACAAAGTTATGCCACAACACCGCTATATGACAAGAGAGCTGAAGAAGAAAAACGCAAGCGTCTTGAGATTGAGCAACGGCAGATAGAAGAGCAGAACAAAGCGCAAGAAAAACCGAACCTAATAGAGCGGATTATTTCGAGTGCGAAAAATATCGGTGGTCTTGCCAAAAATCAAATAGTTTATGCCGCTCATAACCCAATTCAGGCGGCCAAAAATGTCGGGAACGCTTTAATCGAAAACGAAAAGACTTATGTAAAAGGTGTTGGTTATGCGTTTAATCCCAAAAGGGCTTACAATAACATCGCTTTTGCGATCAATCCAAATAACACAAAGGCTCGTGATTATATTCTCAACGACAAACCTGCTCCGGTAACACCAAAAGAAATGATACTCTCTGGAGTTGGGACAGCGATTGATGTTGGAACGTTCGGGGTTGGATCAAGCCTCGTAAAACAAGGAGCAAAAACAGGAGCAAAAGAGATACTGTCTGGAATAGTGAGCAGAAGGGCTTTGCCGTCTGTTGGAATTGGTGCCGCCTATGGTGGGTTGCAATCTGCCAAAGAGGGATCGACTAAAAACCTAGCTCAAAATGTTGCTCTTGGTGGCGGGCTTGGTCTGGTTGGCCAAGCTGGTTTTGAATTAGCCGGAGCGGCTGGAGGCAAGATAGTGTCAAAAATCAGGGGAAAAGCGCCTGATATTGGATCGGCCGCTGAAGCTGGTTTTACAAAAAGACCTATCGTCCCACCCGAAACCTCTCTAAATATTGAGTGGAAAACTGGCAAAAAAGCATTTCAGCAGTTTGACGCGCAAAATAACAAGTCGGTTATCACTCTGCCAAAAGATGTGTCTGAAAACACAATCTGGCACGAAATTGCTCACGCCGCCGACAGACAGAAACCTGGACTAAGAGAACAATTAGCACCAGAGATCAAATCTGTTACAGGCTCTGATATTGTAGATAACGAGATATTTGCCGGAGCGTTCAAGAAAGTTGCGTCTAACCCCGATCTACGAACACAAGCACCACAGATAAGCGGTATTATGGATTCGGTTCAAATCCCCGAGACCGTAAAAGTTAAGATTAAAAAAACCGGCAATACTATAATTGATTCGGCACTTTCTACAAACAAACCACTAA